TTCTTGAAGATTCTGCAGATCGATTAATCGCACGAGCAAATAGCATTCGTGCTTCTTTTGGTGTTTTAGCAAACAGTGCTTCTAACACTTCCACTTGATGCATTTTTAGTTCAATCATATTGTCACCTAACTTTCATTTGCGCTGACGACAATGCGGATAATCCCCATATCCTCGCTCGCTTCTTCGACATAGTATTCTTCGCCATCCAACATCAAACTGTTGCCTACTTTCGGAACATAGAAATCGCAACTTTTCACAAAGATTGTTTTAAGATGGACAAATACTTCCTGAGACGCACTTAACTGATCACGGCTATAATCTTTCACATGTTCCACATTACTTTCTACAACTAAATCAAGGAATTCTCCGTCTAATTCATGCACCTTCGCCAATTCCAGACAATTAAAAAAGACATCTAAATCCTCTGCTACAAGGTCTTTAAATGTCCTATTCATTGGCGTCATCCTCAAGCAACTCATGGGCTTTTCCTTGTTGAATAATCGCTTGTATCACATCGTCTTTTTTCGAAATACCTGTTAAATCGACTCCAACTTCTTTTGCCGTACGTTTTAGATCGTCGACATTGTATTCAGTGTCGAGCGCAATGCGAAGCTCTTCCATTTCCTCTGCAGGTATCTTAACCTTTTGATTTTCTACACGCTGCCTTTGAAGCTCCTCTTCTGGCGAAAGTACATATTCTGCTGCCTTTAAGTGAACTAATCGTGATTCCTCTGCTTCTGTTAACCCATCGATAATCGCTCCTTTTGCATAAAACACATTATCGTGACAAATCGTATGTTTTGCTCGAATCATATGCGTACCCCCTTATAGCACTTTCGCTACAAACCAGCTATTTACTTCTTTTGGTATCGGCAACGGTTTGGCACTTAATTGCAAAATTTTTCGAGCAGGGCGTTTTTCCGTCCAAGAATCAGGGACACGATCTGCTTCGTAAGTGACTAAGTCATCACCTTTCGCAATGGTGATAGCTGCATAGGCCATTGAAAAATCTGCTTCTGTCGCTAGTAAGGCAATCGTTCCAGGAGGCACAATTGGCTTCACCTTATTATCGACATCATCATAGTAGCTACTTGCATATTCATATATTCGACCTACCCCTGCAATTGTACCGATATACGTTGCACCATTCGGTAATGATTCAGGCTTTAGTTCACCGATATTTACATTGCGAATATCTAATAATTGTAAAATTTGATTATCCTTCAATAGTACATCCGTTACATCTGGTGATATAACAACATTATCAACGTTGACAAAGCCTGTTTCTTGGACAGTTCGTACCCAACGTTTCAAATCAGCATATTTTTGTGATGTAAAAGCACTCCATAAGTTCGACCCTGAAAGTGTCTCTCGATTCGTATGATTAAATGAAATCACATAATCGACACCTTCGCCTTTCACATTAATTTCGCCATCGAAAATCGCCTGTGCACACATCACTTCTTCTCGACGCGTAATCATGGTGTCCAGCTCTTTTAAATCTTTGACCAACTTTTCTGCTGCGCGCTCGTCTGGTGTACGAGAAGAATATAAATTTTCGCCCATTGTACGATTTTGTAAATCCGCAGCTGTTGTAATCGTCGTAGGTGCAACTAATGGTGGTGCAAATGTTTCTGTCCGATAGCCGCTATTTTCTACAACTTTACCACCAATTTTTTCACTTACATACGGCGCAATTTTGGCACGCCCCTTTTTAATATCCACATCAACAATATTTGTTGGAGATAGTTCTGTTTCAGTAAATAACATATCTCGTAAAAATGTCGTGACACGAGGCATGCGCTCGGAAAACTTTAGCATCGTACGTGTTTCAAATAAATTGATAGCCATTCATTTACTCCTCCTTTTGCGGATCTGCTGGTACAGTATTTCTTAATGTAATCCCGATATTGCTTAGAGCGATGTGATAAGGTACAACATCTGCATCCGCAGGTAAAATAATTTTACGAACATTAAATTCTCCCCGCTTGTAACAAACAGCGGGTTTCGTTTCATCAGCCGATGTTGCAATGGCATCCGCCATAATACCGTAAACATCTTTTGCCGAACTCGTTTTCGTCATGGCAACCGCCTGACCTTTTTCATTCAGAGCAAATACTTGTCCTACTGATAATTCTTGGTTTGCTGCCACTATGATAGGCTCTGATACGACATCTGTTTGAAAGCCGCCTAGTAAATTATCAAACTCTAAAATCGGCATGTTATTTCACTCCATTCCCTAACACTTTATTAACAAGAGCATCAATTTCGTTGTCATCGTTATTCGTTGGTGCTTCCTGCCCTTCAATACCATTAAGTAGCAAAGCATCTTGTTGGATATTTACTAGCTTCGTTGTACGTTGTTGCGTTTGCGCGTTTAACAGTTGTAACGCTGTTTCAGCAGCCGTCATGCCTGTTTCAAACTTTGCTTTATTCACGATTTCTTCAAAGCCTGGTAGTGCAATGTTTTCGATTTCCTGAATACGTTGACGTTCAGCTGCAATTGCCTCTTCTTTGGCTTGATCACGAATTCGCTCGACTAAGTCAGGGTGTTTACTTTCTAATTCCTTTACATCCATTTGTTGTTCCTCTCCTTCCACTGCTTCTTGCTCGCTCGTTAATGAAACATTGTTATTGACGACTAAATTGGGGTCTCTTGCTAACAATTTGCGCATTTTGTCGATTACTGCTTTAGGTAATAAAGCATTGGAACCAAAGTCTTGTGCTATTTGTGCCGAAGCTACTACTTCTACATCCTCTGTAAACATAATGTCATCGACAAAGCCATGCTCCACTGCTTGCTGTGCATTCATCCATGTCTCCGCGTCCATCATCTGCTTTAACTCTTCGTCTGACTTTTTCGTTTTCACTTTATAGGTTTGCATTATCGCTTCATTTGTTTTAATTAATAATTGCTTCATCGCTTCCATTTCACGATAATCACCTTGTGCAATAATCGAGGCATTATGAATCATTAATGCGCCTACAGGAGCAATAACTGTTCGTTTCGTTGCCATTGCAATAATGGATGCTGCACTTGCACAAACACCTGTAATTTCGGCTACAGAATCACCCGTAAATTTTTTAATATGCGTCCATATTTCAGAAGCTGCATAAACAGATCCACCGGGACTATTAATATTAACAATCAGCTCTTTTTCGTTACTTGAGATTGCTTTATCGATTTGCTGCATAATGCGTTTAGGGCTAACAGCAGGAATGCCATACCAGTCATAAATCCATTGTTCGCCGTCTGGTACAATCGCGCCACGAAGGTCAATCCTCATCGTCTATACTCACCCCCTTTTCCTGTACAATATTTTTCATGATTTCTAAATAACTCATATCGAGCCCAGCCTCGCGACGTGCTTGTTCTTCACGCTCGCGTTGTGCATGATTAAGCCAGTAGTTCCCCCCTGTTAGTTCTACCGTTTCACGAGCTCTTGTACTAAAGCCATTTTCAACACGCAACATCGCAGCCTGTACTTCTTTTAATGGGTCGAGTTGTCCTTGTGTTGGGCCATTCCATTCAGCACCACAATAAGCTTTTCGCACCAATGGATTGTCTAAAAAACCCGGTGCTTGAATTCTGCCAAGAAGGATCGCTTCTGTTAACCATTCCTCATAAATTGGCTGGCAAAAACCATTTGCTAAAAACGTGCGCCGCATCTTAAACATCTTCCACGCCTCTAAAAGTGCAGCTCGTGAAGCTGAATAACTGGATGTAAAATGTTTTAATAATATTTCATAAGGGAGCTCTAACGCTGTTCCAATTTGACGACAAACTGCTACAACAAACGGATCAAATGAGGCATTATTACGTGCTGGATTGGATGTATTTGCTTTTTCACCTTCAGCAAGTGCCACAATCGCGCCCGCTCCAAGTTCATAGCTTAATTCATCCTCTTTATCTACTTGTTCTTGTTCATTAATGGCCGATCCTAACGGAGGCGCATCATACTCATCCTTCGTTTCAATGAAAACTGTAAACAGTGAAGAGACAAGGGCAGCTGTTAACTCCGCGTCTGTATATCTCCCAAGCTGTTTTAAGCTCTCAATTACCGGTGCAAGGATTGGCACCCCACGTCGTTGTTCTGGCCGTTCAGACTCCATTAAATGCAATATATTTTGACGTCCGCTCTTCTGACCAAACTTGTCGATACGTACCCACTTTTTCTGACCGGTACTCTCCGCTAAAGGATGTGTATCACAAATATGGTAAGCAACAACCTCTCCGTACTGACCAAGCTCCACGCCATTGATAATGTTTTTACTCGCTCCATTTGGACTACAAATACGATCACTTTCAAGCAACTGCACACGTAATCCATACCAATGTTGCTGATGGTTTCGATAAGGTAACGTTGCAAACACCTCTCCACTCATCAAACACGATATAAATGCTAGTTGTTGCAATTCATAAAAATTATTCATTTGCAACGCATCACACATAATTGAATCGGCCCATAGAGCAAACTCACGTTCAACTGTCGTTTCCCATGCATCCGCTTCCTCAATAGACAAACCTAAAAACTCATGGTCAATTTGGCTGTTCAAAATCAAACCGTAGCCTACAACATTCGTTCGTATCGTTTTAATTGATCCAGTAGCAAGTGGTGTGTTCATATACAGGTCACGGGATCGTTGACGCAACGTATCTTGATTGTCATCGATATCTTCTTTCGTGGAACCACCTTTAAAAATCCAACCAATCATCGATTTTTTGCGCTTATTTGCGCCACTATTGGCGTAACCTGAATTGATAATTTGTAGTCGCTTGCGAGCACCTGCACGCTTCAATGCTCTTTCAGGCGAAACAACCTCAATCGCTTTATCCAATAAGTTCACTTGTCACACCCCCTACAAATCACGTGGCACAACTCGTATTACTCGTCTACGACTTCGACCATTCTCTCGCATTTCTGCTAGCGCTAACTCGCTTCTCCAAAACTTTATTTGGTCCCTTACTTGCGCCAAATTTGCACGGTCAAAACGTCTATTTTCTAACGAATAACTCTGATTAATGGCGATTTTCGTCTCTGCCTCCAACCAAATAGCTAACCTCTCTCTACATTCATCAACCGTAAAAGCCATCTTCTACACTCCTTTAGAAATCACTCTCCGCCTACGTTTTTTTCGCCTCGTCGTTTGCGTATAAATGCTGCCCGTTAAATTGTTTTCAGCAAGATAGTTCAAATCCGGATTTAAAATACGTAAAGCAGCTGTTGCATAGTTTCGTATATCAAGCGGTTCATTGCGTATATTAGAAGATCTTTTCACCCATTCAATACGTGGAACGCCTTTGAAAAAGCGTGTCACTTTTCTTTCTGCCGTTAAGCCAATAAAAAAAGCCTCGTCATACCCTTTATCCGCTTCTAACGGAAAATGGCAATAACCAGGCTTATCTTCGTATTCATTTTTCAATCTGGAATAAATCAAATCCTTCCCTTCATTGACTCCAAGCGTAAATAAATGTACTTGTTGTCTTCCCACTTTTGACGGTTTATTAATATAAGGGACCCCATTACCGCCCTTTCCTTTAATCGCAAATACTCGGCGATGCTCCCTGTCTTTACAAAAATCATAAACCTCACTTGTATAATGCCCACCTGAATCTACACAAGTGGCAGCAACACAAAGCTTTACACCGTCGTTCCGTATATAATCTTTCAATAAAAACGCATCAACTTGATTCCATACAGCTTGCTGCGCGGGATCTCCGTAAAAGATTTTATAAGCTATTCCCCAGGAAATTTCATCCACTCCCCAGCCAACAACCTCCACTTCTAAACGATCATCTTGCACATCGACACCTGCTGTCAGCACTAATACATCTTTAGGCACTTCACAATCATAACGAATACGTCTGGAAACAAGCTTTGTATGGTCTTGATCGTTAGTCTTTTCTTCCCAAGATTCCCCGAGCGTTGTATTGACCCACGTTTTAAATGTTTCTAGCCCTTTACGTTTCGCTTCTTTAAATTCTGCAATAATCTTTGCCCACTTCTCCCAAGGTGATGCTAGTGCATTCAGATGAAAACCTCGCTTCGACGCTTCAGGATTTCGCGCAATCCATTTACCAGGACGTGACTTCCACTCCACTTCGTTATGTTGTGCCTTACAATGCACACATTCCATCGTCACCGTCTGAAAACGAATTTGTGGCCAACTGTAAGGTTGAAATAACCCACAACTCGGACAAGATACACACCATTGTTCCATTGTACTTTCTTCATATTCCGCTTCAATTCTCGAAGCACCTTTTATAGTAGGTGTCGATACAGATACCCATTTACTGTTCCAGAAAGTCTTTGTCCGCTTCTGCGCAAGTGCTAACGGATCACCTTCAGCACCTGCTGATGCTGGGAACCGGTCTACCTCGTCAGCAAGGATTAAACGAACAGGACGAGAAGAAAGACTTGCAGGTGAATTGGCACCAACAAGTGTTAAATGACCACCAGGAAACTTCTTTTGTAGCAACGTATTATTTCCATCCTTCGCCTTTGGACTATTAATTTTCTTCGTTAAAGTTGGTGTATCCCTTATCATGGCAGCTATCCGATCTTTAGAATAGGCCTCTGCCATTTCAAGCGTTGGCTGCATTAAAAGCATTGGTGACGGATCATAATCGATATAGTAACCAATGATATTGTTTAATATTTCGGATTTCCCAACTTGTGCAGAAGACATCACGACTATTTGTTCAACACCTGGATCATTGACTGCATCCATAATCTCTCTTTGATATGGGGCACGCTCCGTATTCCATCGCCCATGCTCTGCTGATGATTCCTTGGATAGCACACGATGCTTATCTGCCCACTGCGATACCGTAAGCTTTGGAGGAGGTGCTACTAAGCTAGCAATTTCTTTAAACAGGCTCATTGTCTGTTTTTGGACCATCTTCAACACCTTCCACTTCTAATTCAACATTATCCTCTGTAAAATACTGTGCTGCATCATACTCAGCAAGCTCTGCTAATGCCTCATGAATATCTCTTTCCAGTAATGCTTCTATCATCTTCGGGTCATCCTTACTTGCTAAAAGTAACGCTGACTTTGAGGGGAGCGACAACATCTTCGAACGAAACGCCATGACCATGTGATTTTGAATTTTCTCCACCTCATCCGTCTTATGCATTTCTCGTTTTAGATGGGCCAACTCAATTTCAGCCTTCTCCCGCTTCGCCTTCTCATGTAGCCATTTCTCATAATCTAATGACTCCATCACCTTATTCTCATCAATGCCATCAAAGGACATTTTCAAAAAAGTAATGTAGCGACTGACGGTATCGATCAGATCATAGCGGCCATGAGCAACACGCGCAATCACACCTTCTTCGACTAAATAACGAACATTCCTTTCCGTCATATTAAACATTTTGGCAATCGTTTTCGTATTGACAACCGTTCGATCATCCAATTTCGTTTTCGCTGTCACACATACACTCACCTCACTTGATTTACAGGATGGAAGGAACGCCTTTTTTGACAATATATCTAGCGTTTTTCCGGGCCTCGGAGACCCGCAGCCTGGCTCTCTTGAGTAGAAGAACCTAAGACAAAAAAAGACGACGCAGCATGTGCTACATCGCCTATCTTTATGTTGTTTGATAGATATTGCATACTACCATAATAGCATGTACATTTTAAAAGAGTGTGCCAACATTCTGCCAAAAGTCTGCCATTATATTAGATAAAATTTATTCTTGTTTGAACAAATTAATAAAGTACTTCGCGTTCCCTTTATTATCTTTAAATTTAGATAATACGTAAGTGAATGCAAAAATCAAAATAAAATAACATGATACTACTGGGACTGACCCCGATATATAAGACAGTAATCAAAAAAGCATCACCCAACCAGTTGTCGGTATTGAACCGGCGACTGGTTGTTTAGTTTCCTTTGGATTCGGGTATTGTTATAATAGTTTATATAGTCTTTGACAGTTTGTTCTACGATGGCTGTCGTAGTACTGTTCAAATTGTCTAAGTAGAATGTTTCAGACTTTAACACGGAATGAAACGATTCGATTGGGGCATTATCAGCGGGCGTACC